ATTGTGTAACCCTCTGAAATTATGGCGGCCATATTTGGGCCTTGAGTGGGCAAGAGCGCCCGCCATGCACACTAGGACTCTCGCGGTTGGCGGAACCTACCCAGTGTGCATGACGAACTTACTTGACTACGTGAGCCAGTGCAGCGCGTAGGCTACCGGCCTGACGTTGTGCTTCGTTGATGTCGTTGCTGCCGATGATCGACTCGGCGTTCGCGGTTGCAGCTTGGGAAGCCAAGGCATCGGCTTTGGCACGGGCACGGTGTTCTTCGAGGCGGAACTGTTTGGCCTGCTCGGCACGCGCTCGCTTGAACTTGCGTTGGCGCAGCTCCTGTTTCGCTTCCTCGCGCTTGGCGAAGAACTGGGTCAGCTTGAGCAGCAGTGCGAGAAACTTGAACATGGTGTAGCTCCTTGTCGATGAGTAGGGCGGAACAGTGTTGCCGGGTTAGATCGTCGCACTCACAGTACGACGACTTGCAGGATGTCACAGCAGAACTACGGTAGCTTCTGGCTGTGGCGGCGGAGTCACGTCAGCCACCAGACCGATGACGAAGTGACGCACACCAGTACGCAGCGCAGCTTCTTGGGCACACAGGATGGCTTGCTTCTTGGTGCCGGTCGGCTGCTCATGCGCTACCACTACAGCGTACTTGGTGATCTTCTGCGATGCCTGCTCGTTGCCTTCCAACAGGGCCAGCTCTTCGTCGGTGACGTAGACCAGCGTGTGGTTCGGACGGTTGGCGAAGAGTTGCATGCCCACTTCGGTGATGGCCCACGGCGCATAGGCAGCGGTGCCCTTCTCCATCGAGAAGATCAGACCGAGCTTACGCATCTGGCACAGGACATGCGCTGCGCCTTGCGGGTCAGTGTTCAGGACATTGGCCAGCTTGTCGGTACGCATGGTGGTGACGTTAGCCAGTGCAGACAGTGCGGAGCGGAAGGACGGTGCGAGAGTAGAGAATTTCATGGTGATTCCTTAAGCGAGATAGGTAGGAGGTGTGAAGTCTTTGAAGGTGTCGCGGCTACTGCCGGGGCGGATGGTCGGCGACTTGCGGTATGCCTTGCGGCGTTCCTTGTCCCGGCCCTCACGCTCCAAGATAAGCGCCCGCACTTCAGCGGTCACGCCATTGGTGATCGACAGCGTGCTGCCCATTGCTACGTGACCGTGATTGAAGGTACGAGCGATCATGATTATTTCTCCTTGGCGATGTGCAGGACATCGGCGAATTCTACATACTGCTCGTCGATCATCTCGCGAGAGCCGTTAACGTTGACAGCAAACGGGAACTTGCATGGCCCCTTGACCAGCAGGTCGCCGTCGAACTTGCTGATGTTCATGATGCGCACCAGCGCACCGGACTTGACGTTGTGATACCCGGCGCTGCGCACACGGATACGTTGACCGGGCTTGAGGTCTTCCAGCTTTGGTTTACGGCTCATGCTTTTGCTCCCTTGAAGAACATACAGGTTAGAATTACGAATGCTGTGTAGCCTACTGCGTACCACATGGTTCAGTCCTTGCGCATCCAGACTATGTCGGGCATACCCTTCTTCGTGTTCTTCTCACGCAAGATCTCCCGGAAGCCATGCTTCTGGTAGAACTCAATGAGGTATGGAATGTCGAATGTGTCCAGCCGGTTAGCGCCAAGGCTCAGTGCCTCACGCATCAGCCAATCACCGTTGCCCTTGTCAATGCTGTGCAGCGTCAGCAGCTCGCCGTCCATGACAACGAACCCGCCACGCTTGTCGTTACCCTCGGCAGCCACACGTACATGGCACACCTTGTCATAGAAGTTAGCGACACGCTTCTGCCAGTCCTTGCGGGTGGTAGACATGGTGACCGCCAGCGTCTGCGGGTTGCGCCGATGAAACTCTTTGCTCGTAATGATGCAGAGTTCTTCAGCAGGCGTGCAGCCCATGCGGATCTCAGGGCGGCGTCGGGCATTGTGATTGAGGGCGTAGTAGTATTGCTCCATCGGGACTTTCAGGATTACTTGAGGCATTGTCATTGCTCCAGTTGGTTAAGCGGATGGCCCTCGTCAGAAGGCCACCGACTTATAGACTGGCGTGCATGTAGGCGGGCCAGTGGTTTGCCCTCCGGCTTACCGCCTACGCACTGTCTTGCTGTGATGGTTGGGCATGGCTACGCCAGTACCTCCTTGCTGTACTCTTTGATGCGGGCCACCTGATGAATCGGGTAGGTGTATACGTCGCCGGACTTCAGCTCCACACGCACCACGTCGGGCCAATGAGTCACACCCTTGACATCTTGGAAGTCAGGGCCGGTGAATTCCTTGGCAGCCTTGGAGCCGTAGGCGGCACCGTCGTACAGCGCTCGGGCCGCACGGTCACGGGCAGCGGGCATCAGGTGGATCTTGCAGCAGATGATTCGTTGGGTCATGGTAGTCTCGTCGGTTGGAGTTGGGAACCCATCAGGACGTTGCGGAAGCGGCGTAGTGCTCGCTCGGTGTCGTCCCGGTGCATGTCGTAGAATGCCGCACAGCCCCGCTTCATCTCTCGCAGGCTGGCCGCAAAGCTCAGTCGGTGGTGACGCATCAGCCCTTGGGCAGTCGCTCGTCCAGCGCTCATACAATCGCTCTCAGGTCATGGATCACGCACCAATCTTTATGGCGGTGATCGTTACAGGGCAGGCCGTTGCCTACCTTGGCCTTGCACAGAGGGCACCAGCCCTCGTCTACGGCGTATCCGATCTGGTTGAGCGCCCGCTCTATCAGGGCGAAGTCAACCGCCACCAGCCGCGCACCCGGCGCCGTCACTGGCATTCGTCAGCAGCCGGTGCGAAGTCGCAGTCGTACATCGGGTCAGTCGCCAGCGGCGCCTCGATGTAGTTGTACGGGTTCTGGCTGGAGTCCATGTTGACGCCGTCCATGTAGACCACGTTGACAGTGCAGCCTTGCAGCATGAGGATCGACAGAGCCGCCACCAGCACACAGAGGATGGCAACGAACGAGCGGAAAGATGGGCACATAATCAAAGTCCTAGGTTCAGGGCACAGCCGAAATTAGCGGCGCCTATATTGGGTCTGGAGTGGGCAGCCTCGGGCTACCGCAGTTGAGAGTCTTTCGAGCCGCGCCGATTGATGAGAGCCGATGGCCCTGTATCCGGCGCATGCTTCACACAGTACCGAGTCCAAGGCACAGCGTTACGTCGAGCCAGTGGGATGAACTCCCCGCACTCATCGCAGTACCTTGTGTTGCCGGGCACAGACATGGATGCACGCACCCTATCCAGCTCGTTGTTAACGTTCGCTTCGATGGTATCGTTGACGCCATCGTCGCCAGCAAATCCGCTAGCCATGCTTGTGCATACCTCGACCGGATGTTACCGACAGCAGGCACATGCCCAGCGTCCAGATGAAAGCGATGCAGCCCAGTGCATTAGCTACCGCCACCATCACCAGTGTCTCCGCTTAGGCATGGACATCGCCACACCAGCCATCAGCAGTGCAAGGGAGCCACCCACTAGGGCAGCAAGGTTCAGCATCTGTGCGAGATCTTCCATTGTCATAACTCCTAGTGAGTACAGTAGATAGCCGCACCTATGTCGGCCATCTCTTTACACACTATTACTTGGCAGCTACCGGTGCAGCAGGCTCAGCTTCGACCAGTGCCTGTACCTTGGCCAGCATGTCAGCGCCGATCACCTTGGTAGGATCAGTGGCGTTCTTCTTGGCAGCCTTGCTCAGCAGTGCCAGCAGCAGCTTGTTGAAGTCGAAGTCTTCGTCCAACTTCTCCGGCTTGCAGTCGAACCAAGGCTCGTCGCATGCACCTTGCAGGTTAGTCTTCGCCGACTTGTCGAACAGGAAAGGCTGCGCCTTCTTGGTAGCTTCGTCAGTGTTCAGCTTCACCTTGCCATACTTCACCAGCCACTCAACCATCGCCGCCTTGCGGTGGCCCTTCGACAGTGCGCCGAACAGTTCGTTGACCAGTGCAGTAGCGACAGTGACGTCACCGTGAGTATCAATGTGGGACATGACCGACAGGCCTGCCACTTGGATACGACCATCCAGTTTCTTACCGGCTGCTGCAATCGAGGTGAACTCCTTGCGCAGTGCTTCAGTACCGACGATCAGGGTTGGCATTGCGTTTGCTTTAGTAGTCATTTGCGAGATTCCTTAGTGAAGGTGGCGCCGTGCGCCTTGAGTTTAGCTTTGTTTGCAACCAGTTGTACGTCACACTTACCAACAGCACGCTTGCCGCCAGTCTTGGGCTTGCCCTTGCTGTCTTCTTGCCATGCATCTACAGGGCCAGCCGGCTCAGTCGCCAGTTCCCAGTCGTTAAGCTGACGGCGACGCTTGCCAGCTTGTGTGTTGCCCTTGTGCCACATATCCGTTAGTCGAATACGCAGTGACATATCGTGAACCGCTCGTTGATACAGATGGTCAATGTCCAATGGACGCTGTGCAATCTGGATCGGTGACGCAGCACTGTGTCGAATGACACCTTCAATCGTTGTGCCGCACCGCTTGATCTTTGCACGAGCCTTGCGCATCTGTTTCTTTTCAAGTGGAGTCATGTCGAATCCCCGGTTAGTTTCTTATACTCACTGGCCTAGTATCCTGTGCAACAGAGCATCCAGATCATTCGGATCATCAGTGAGTATAAGGAACCAACCGAAGTTGTGTCCCTGCTAGCATCTGTCCGCCTAGCCACGTTGATGAGTCCAATCTCATCGTTGCCCATGTCGTCAGGGTACACACGCCAGTTGTTCGTACAAACCGAGTCAGCTCTCGCCTTCCCTCACGCTTCCCCGTCTTACAGCATATGGCTGCGGGCTGGTAGCGTAGATCTATTCATGATCCAATGACTGGCCTAATGATGTGCCCAGCGTATCAGTTACTCGTTATCCCTTAAGCTACCTAGTGCAATCCACAGTGCTAGTCAGTAGTCCAACCTGCTAGACGCTTCCTGTCTTACCTAGGCTTTACGCTACCAGTGTCGGTGAGCCAAGCCTTGTACAACTAAAGAGCGGTTGTTGCTGCGTATCTTATCCAGTTCCTAGTGCCTTGTCAACTAGCTTGTTACTGCTAGCTCGCTACCTGTGAACCGTTGTTGCTGTGCTGCGTATGTTACGTCAGTTCCTAGTGCTTGTCAACCCTACTCATTCATCTGCTCAGGTTAACGCTAGTCGCTGTGTTGCCGGTGAATCATACTGCGTTGTTGCTTGCTTGTCAACCTGCTTTGTTCGTTGCCAGTGCCTTACGGTCTTACCTGATAACTACTTAGCTTAGGGAGTTTCCAGTAGCCTTGCTCTGTGTGTCGAGCTAGCTAGTCAGTCTGTCCCGTTGACTAGGTTCGAACTCTACGCTGACTGTGTAACTCTGTCAACCCTTTGTTCTAACCTCCTACCTAGTGACTGTGTATCTAGTGTCGCTGTGTAGGTGGCCTATCCTACTCTCTTTCTCTACTGTGTCAACTACCTATTTGCATCTTCCTTACTATTCATTCCCTTCATTACCTCTACGCATGTATGTGTATGTATCACTCTATCTATCCCTCTGTCTATAGGGATATGTATCATTCCTTCCCTCTATCATCCTCTGTGCCTCTCTGTCAACCTCTCTGTCTGTCTCTGTGGTGTCTCTGTCCTCTCTGTGCTGCTGTGTGTTCTGTGCCTTTAGACAGATTGAGCCTTTGGCCAACCTATCCGAAACCCCGTTGCATTGGTTTCTATACTATAGGTGGCCCAATTAAATCAGACAGAAACAAGACAGATATGCGGCGTGTGCGCTCTCTGTCAATCCTCGGGAATCAGCCTCTGTGCCTCTCTGTCGTACGTTCTCCCGTCCGCCTATGCCACGGTCAAGGTTCCCCGCCGTCGTCCTCTGTGCGCTCTCTCAGAGGCTCAGCATCTTTCTCAGCAAAGGGAGTTGACAGCCCCGTGATCCCCGTGTTCTAATGGTGTCCTCGTTGGGAAACGACATGCGGTGCGTGAGGCGGATGAATGAACACCCGCAGGGGGAGGCTGAGCAGTTTAGACTCGGAGGGGCGTCCTTAGATAAGCTCATTATTTTTGGGTCGCACCTCTCAGAAGGCTCAGGCATACACTCAGTAATCCACTCAGTGTATGGCTCAGGCTACTCAGTTGCGTTCAGGGCATTGCACAGGTCTATCTCATCCTGATACGAGCGTAAGGCTCTGTAAACGCCCACGTCGGACGAGGGGTCAATGACCGGGTGTTGACACGGAATCCACTTTGGCGCACTTCCCACGGCTGCACAGCTCGTTATAGACAGCAGGAGGGGTATTGCGATCAGGCAGAGTAGAAAGGACTTGCTCCAGTCGAAGGCGAGTCGTAGCATTGTTGCTCTCCACGGTACGAAGGTTGGATTGAACCTTGCTCAGACGGCCCTCAGCGGCCACTCTAAGCTCGGTCTCGGTCTTGAGAAGGCCACGGGCCTCACTCGCCTCTCCCCAGCCCCACAGGGCCATCACAAGGCCGAGCAGGGTGGACAGAATCAGGATGGGAATGGCTTTAGGCATAGTGCTTCCTCGGCTGCACGGCGGTTGTCCAGTCCCTTTGAGAAGACCTTCTTACCTTTGACGGTGACTTTGTTCCACATTCGCAGTGCATGACAGCCGCCGACATAGTCGCCACGATTGAAACGAGCTGCTGCGGTAGAGTCGATGAAGCCGTACTTCCCAACGTTGATGGTGAACCATACGAGGGAGGTCTGTTGGTTAGGGTTGAGTGGAACTTTGATGGTGTCGATAACGACCTTCTCGTACTCCCGGAACTCAGAAGCGGCGATAGTCCAGCACTGCTCTACAGTCTTGGTGTCGCCCATCTTAACGCCACGGGTAGTACCAGCACAGATGGTGGGAACTCCAACGATGTCCTTGTAGGCAGTCGTCTTCATCCCCTCCAAGCCGATAAGGCCGGACAGGGCAGCCGCAAAGGCCGCTCCTGTCAGGAGTTTGTTGCGCATTACTCGGACAGTACCGCAGCAGTGATCTTGCCGCCAGAGACGGTGAGAGTCAGCTTGGTGCCGGTGCCAGTAACGACTACACCAGTCACTTCGCCGGTAGATACCGGGGCGATGGTAGCGGCGAGCTTCACCATAGTCACTTCACCGGCGGCGACAGTGATAGGGTGGTTGCCGGCCACTGGGGTGTTAGCCGAGTTGCGGACTACCACGTTGGTGCCGGACTGTACGATTGCATCAGTAGCAGCGGACAGGGCGATCTTGGTGATGGCCGAGTTAGCGACAGTCACGGCAGCAGACACCGACGGTGCGTTGCTGGAGTCAGTAACAGTCACGGTAGCGCCGTTGGCCACGATAGCCTCAGTCGGCTTAGGCTCAACACCCGGAGCAGTGTAGCCCGGAGTCTTGGACGCCGCATCCGAGAGGAAGTCAGCGAAGTGAGGATCAACCGGCGAGCCGGCAGCAGCAGAGATCTGGAGCTGCGAGATTTCGTGTGCCACTTCACGACGGATAGTCTGAGCGGAAGTGAAACCACCGGGGAATTTCAGGTCAGTAGCTTGCATGGTGTATCTCCTAGATTAGCGACGGCGGATTACCGAGCGCGAGGTGCGGGAAGGTTTGCGGTCATACCGCTTGTAGTTGAAAGGGTCGGCCATCTTGGCGGCGAGATCCGCAGCACGGGCCTCAGCTTCCTTCTTGGTCGAGTCCTGATTGAGCTGCTTGATCCAGTAGCCCACTGTACCGCCGACGGAGTCGAGTCGGTCATCGTGGATCAGACACTTAGGATCACGAGTGATCTTAGCCATCTGTTGGAAGAAGCAGTAGGTCTGGCGCTTGTCCATCGGGTGACGCTGTGTGGACTCCCAGTCGTTGAGGATGATGCTCTCGTCGATTACGAGGGAACCACGACCCATGATAGGCTCAAGGGTGTCGATGATCCGGCCTTCTTTGTTAGTACCCTCGAAGGTCTCATTGATGCCACCTTCCCAACCAACGGTTTTGAGGTACGGCTCAAGGATCTTACGGAAGGCACCGAAGCCGAAGTTCTTCTCGATGTCCAGAACGTCAGGGTTCCACTTCTTGATGATCTGTGCAAGCTCCTTCAAGTCCTTGTCATCGAAGCCACCGGGCACACCGCCCACGGCACGCAGGAACACGTTACCGTTGAGGTGTTCAGAGACAGCATAGCCAGTCTCGTCACCGTTCTTACCGCCACCGGCAGGGTCGAGGCGCATGTGCCGTTGGGTAGGCTTGGCCACGTCCTGAGAGACGTACTGTGGAGTCGTGAGTTGAACTTTGAGGGAGCCGACAACGTAGTCACGGACATGGTCGTGAGACATCCCACGAACGACGTTGAGAGGCAGCAGGTCACCAAGGCGCATGACGATCAGGTTGACCGGCTTGAGCGGGTAACGCAGGGCGTCAGAGAGCTTGGTGGACAGCATATGCTGGAGCTGGAAGAACGCCGGGCCTTGTTTCATTTCCTTGGCCTGAAGCGATTCCTCTGGCATGAGCTGCGCGTCTGTCGGCTGGCCCTGAGAGCCGTCGAAGCCGCCGCCCGTCTGTAGGTCAGGGTCGAGATCCAACTCGCCACGAATGAGCGGTGCGAGGTTGGAGCCGTAGTTGTCCATCTGCTCCGGCGTCGGGTAACGTCCCGGCCAGATGCGGACAGCGAAGCCCATTTGCGGGAGCTGGTTGTAGATCGAGCTGTCGGTCTGCGGCGTTCCTAGGTACACGATCCGGCCAGCGGCGTCCTGTACGATGGATGCGAAGTCGCGGCAGTTCTGCATCAGTTGCTCACGCATGGTTGCAGTGCGAGCCAGCTTGTAGGACTCCACGTCATCCGCGATGAGCAGAGTGGCACGCTTACCTTGCAAGTTACCGGTGACGCCTGTGCAGGCAATCGACGGCGACTTCTGAGGGCCGCGCAGGTTGTAGTTGATGTCGAACGCCTCAACGGATTGGCGGTCGTTCTTGTTGACGTTCGGACGCATGCAGTCCAGAATGTCGGTGTTCATGATGAGCTTGACGATGAGCGTCGAGATCTCGTTGGCCTGCTTGCCACCAGCGGAGATAATCAGCACCGATCCTTTCGGGTGGTGGATCAAATACCAGATGGCAAACAGTGCGGTGATTGTGGACTTGGCTTGACCACGCTGGGCTTGAATCATCAAGTCCTTCGGGCCGAACTCAAGGAACGCGCCAATGTCCAGTTGGAGTTTGGTGGTGGAGAATCCCAGCACCTTCATCATAACGATCAGGAAACGATTGAAGGTGGGGAACGTCCGTTGAAGCAGCAGGAGCTGCTTCTCTTCGGCTGATAGTTCTCTCATTGCATTCTCATCGGGCTGGTTTCGAAGTCGTCAAAGATGGCTTGCATCTCTTCTGCGCTAACGGTGCCGTCAGTTGCGGCAATGAGTCCAGCAGACAGTGCCTTGATGTCAGTCGAGGCATCCGGGTCGGCTTGGATGTTGTTGTCTTTGAGGAACGCCCGCAGTACCGCAGCTTCTGCCGCAGTCATTGGGATGTCGTACTCTTCCCCGTTCTCGTCTTTACCGGTACGGGTCATGCAATCCATGAGGTACTGCGCGAACATCTCGTGCAGTCGGCCCATAGTCTTTTCTGAAGCAGCCATCTTATTTCTCCTTGTTGATGAACTTGTCGCGAATGAATACATAGAGCTGGAGCGCAGTAAGCGCAGCCGACATCAGTAGGATGAGGGCGGGGAGTACGTCGATCAAGCCATTGTACAAACCAACTGCCGCGCCTTGAGCGGAAGCAAAGATTGTCATGGCGCGGGAGTTGGAGTCCATTGCGGGTTTCCTCGTTAGGAGATAGCGATGTTGACGATGAAGCCAACGTAGGAGTCATCGAATCCTTCGGAGCGGATGTTGTACTGCACGGTTACGTTAGCACCGTCAGTAGAAGTCACACGCCACGAGCCGATGTCGAGGTAGAGCGGGTTGAGCGACCGGAGGGTCAGGATCACGTCAGTGGTACGTGGGGTATACAGCAGACGGTGCGGGAAGGTGAAGGTCTTCAGGCCCGGCTTGTGCGCGGTGCCCGGCAGATCGTTCACTTCAAACGACACTTCGGTTGCTGCATCCGGGCCAAGGCCAGACGCTTGAATCGAGAACTTGTCAGACAGCGGGGCCGGACGGTCGCCAGTGACGTAGACGCCAGACACAGGGTCGATCTGCAAGTTCAGCTTGTTACGGCCAGTGTTCGCAGTCGGGTTCTTGATGTACTGGAGGCCAGCCACAGTGGTGTTCTGGATGCGACCACTCAGACGAGTGCGGGAACCCTGAATGCTTGCACCGATCTTGCCGCCACGAATGAAGGCATCAGCGATTGCGTTACCGTGACCAGTGACGAGCAGACCGTTACCGAACGTCTTCACCGGAGTGTTGTTGTCCAGCAAGTGCATGACTCCGATGCTGTTGAAGTCACCCTTGAGGTGGAGCAGCCACGAGTCCGGAATTACCGAGGCATCCTGTCCGCGCCAGAGGCCACGGTAGGTGCTGATGGTGTTCCGAGAACCCGAGATCACCACGCCGTCGCCGCCTTGGCCACCGAAGTAGTGGTTCAGGTTACCGATCAGAGTGGAGTCAGCTTCCATCTCCAGCGAGCCACCATCGACAGTGATCTGCCCGTAGCTACCGTTCGTGCCCAAGCGAATGTTCTTCCGCAGGCGACCCATCGCAGGAGTCCAGCTCATATCGTTCTGGAAGCCGTGGATGATAGTCACGTAGGTCGGCGCACCGTTAGAGATGCCCGCCACACGCTTAGGCATATCGTAGCCGTAGCCCTCGTTGCGCATGGCAATGAGGTTGTCGATGTGGATGTTGTGCGGGCCTTCGTTCAGCCAGCCGTCACCGTTGTTGTCGCGGACGATCAAGTTGCGGGCATAGCCCTCTTCTTGGTCGATCAGTCGAGCGTTACCGCCAGTACCGATGGTAGTGGTGTACTGAGTGTGCAAGCCGCCAGCACCGCCGAACATCACAGTCGCATTCTCCAGTACGATGTACGCACCGTAGAGACGGCATGCCCAGCCAGCAGAGTTGCCGGCACGGTTGCCATCGACAGAGATGTTGCGCAGACCCATCCAAGACGGGCAGAGCGGGGAGGTGAAAGTGGACAGGCCGGAGTTCAGCAGCGCGGCGAAGTTCTCGGAGGTCACGAAGTCCTTGTTGGTGCCCGCGATCTGTTTGATCGAGGACGCCGTCGGGCCTTCGCCAGTGAAGACTTGGCTGCGAGGAATGCTCAGGGTCGAGGCCATGTAAGTGCCCGGTGGAAACTTCAGGTTGCCGGGGCCGAGGACATTCGAGGCGGTTTGAATCGCTACGGTGTCGTTGGTCACGCCGTCGCCCTTGGCGCCGAACTGCTTCACGCTCAACTCGCCCTGCCAGCTCAGCTTCCACAACCCGCCGTCAGTTGCCTGAACGATAGAGCCGTTGTTCGGAGTGCCGGTTGCAGTGCGCTTGTAGGTGCCGCCACCGCCGTCGCCGGGAGTGTAGTAACCTGCAACGTGTGCAGTGTCAGCCGGGGAGTTCTTGTTGATGGCCTTGAGTGCGGCGATGTTGTCCACCGACAAGGTGATCCCTGCGATGTTGGAAGCACGGGTCTTGGCCAGCTTCCACAAACCGCCGTCGTTGGCTTGAATGATGTTCACGCCATCCGGTGTGCCAGTGGCAACCAGTTGGTACATGCCGCCGCCACCGTCACCGACTTCAACCTCACCCATAACGAATGCGGTAGTCGATTGAGCCAGTCGGCTCAGCTTCTTCAGCTCGGTCACGTTCAGCACGCATTGCGCGTTGTTGCCGATCACAGCGGAACCGTTCGGACGACCGAGAGCGATCATGTCCAGATTCTGCGGCGACCAGATGCCGTTGTGGTTGTTGTACGTCACGCCGTTGTTGATGTCCATCCACCAATCGCCTTCACGCAGCGGCTCGCCGTTGTCGCGGACGACAGGGAGAGTAGGGCCACGGCTCGGACGCAGGAAGCGCCAGTTCAGCTCATAGGTGGTTTGCCATGCAAGGACTTGGCGCACGTTGACGGCGTCTTGATCCGCACGGCCATCGCCGAGGTTCACAATGCGCTTGCCTTTGGCGTCGTAGTTGTCCTGTGCATCACGGCCGAAGTTGTCCAGCGAGGCATCCAGAGTCTCTTGAGCAATGAACACTGCTTGGCGGTTGGCCAAGTCGAGGTCGTACTCGCTCACGGTCTGCTTGTCGCGGTAGTCAACGAGCGGGAAACGCAGCTCGGTCTGACGGTAGATCTTGACGCGGCGACCTTTGGCGACCGGTGGGCCGACGATGGTAGCGACGTTCGGTTGCAGGAGCTGCACAGAGCGCACGGCCTGAGCTGCATCACCATTGACATCGAAGTAAAGCTCCAATGCCTTCACGTCCTCGGGATAGAGGTACGGAGTAGTGCCGCTGTGGTCGTCCGGTGCAACACCGGCAAACGAGAAGGGCCATGCAGTCTTGACGCCATCAGCATCAAAGATATTGGTGGCGTAATAGGTACGATCAGACATGAATTTCCTTGTGCGGCCCGGAGGCCGCTGAATTGGTTTCTATACTATAGGTGGCCCAATTAAATTGGGCACCCGGTTAGTCGGTCAGGGTGTTGACAATAGGCGTCAGGAACGGCAGGTTACCGCCCGGCAGCATCCGAATCGCCTCACGGGCATCGCGCTGAGTCACTGCCTTAGCAGCAGATTCGACGTACCCGAGAGAGGGAATGTTACCAAGGACAGAGCTGGAACCAGAACGGACGCCAGTTGCTTCAAACCCGGTAAGGCTTGCGCCTGCATCGAGGACATCGCCAGCAAGGCCACTGATAGAAGTGTAGTTAAGAACAGCGCGTGCCAGCATACCCGGATGCAGTTGCGTCTCCAAGTATTCATCGCTGTTCTCCTTCCCAGTAGCATTTATCATTACCCGAGTCAGGTGGATTGGCAGAGCGAACGCCATCTGCCCCATCAGCAGGCCGAAAGCTTTGGCTGTACCAACGTCGGAGCGCTGTCGTGTCCACTGTTTCTCCATAGAAGTCAAGGTGAATGAGCGGAACTGAACCAGCATCCGCATCAGGTCGTTGTGTGCCCACTTACCGGTCTCTCCGATGTAGGTGCCCTGAATGATCTGCTTCCCGCCCCGATGTACCGCCTGCACAAGTTCGGCAGCAGCAGCATGATCGGTGGCGCGAGTGAGGTTCAGGGATGCCAGATTACCCGCTTCGTCGAACGTGGCGATGTTCGGCAGGTCTGCTTTGATCCGTGCGGCCAGTTCAGGGGATAGACCCATGCTGGTCAGCGCGGCATTCTCTTCGCCGTTGCGGATATACCGGAACGCCTTGTGTACGATTTGCTCGCTAATACCGCGAACCTGTGCGGCGTGGACATGATGCCAGCCGGACATCCAAGGCAATGCGTTGCTGCCGGCCCGTACCATACGGTCGAAGGCGTTCAGCGAGTCGCGGCCATAGACCTTGATGTCGTTCGGCTCTTGGAACGGGAAGACTACCCTGTGATCTTGGCCCAGCGGCCCACCGATAAGCTCGATTGACTTGAGCAGTTCACTCGGCTGCTTCTTGTACACCTGATGCACCAGCTTCGGCATCATTGCCACGTTCTTCAGTGCCCCGGTAACGCCCAGCAGCGACACACTGTTGGCCATCTCAGCGAACTGAGTAAAGGCCATGCCGCCCAGTCGGCTAGAGGCCGTGAGCATGCGCAGGTTGCCGAGGTGTTTGTTACCGGTGCCGTCCATTGGGCGACCGAAGAACTCGGCTGCCACTTGGTCGAACGCTTCCATCTCGCTCGCGGTGGCACGTTTACCGTCTGGCCCGTACTCCATCGACTTGCGCAGAACCTTCATACCTTGATCGCCATGCACACCGTACTGAGTCAGGGCGATGTCGCCGCTCACACGTCGAGCATACTGGAGATACAGACCGGCTTGGTCAGTCTCGAACGCATTCATCAGCGGGAACGACTTACCGTCCGGCATCTCGATGTGTTCCGACAGGTCAAGATCCAGTCGCTTCTTGGTATGGCTCGCGCCGCCTCGGGAGAACCGACCCATGGCCAACTCGATGTCCTTCTCGCCTACCGACATGCTGCGCAGAACGTCACGCAGTACGGACGATGCTTCCGGCGATGCGAGGTTTGCAGGTACAGCGGTGCCGCCATAGGCCGAAGTGCGGGCACGTTCGACGTAACGGGTGGCGATCTGGCGAGCAAAGGCCACATCGTCCCAGCCGACTTGCAGTTGCTCGGCCAGTTTGTGCGACAGTGCGTTGATCTCGGCGTTGCTCGCCTGCATTACCCAACGAGACGACAGTGCCCGGTGGGCGTAACCGATAGACGTGTCACCGAGACGCTGTGCGCCGATGGTGCCGACCGTCTGCTGGTCACGTCTCATGCGATCATAGCCAGCATCGAGATGATCGCCTGCACGACGAACGTTAGCGTCTGCGTCAGAACGTACACCGAGACGGCGATTCTCACGATCAGCAGCAACAAGGCGATCAAAGCTAGAACGGTGATCGCTACCAAGCACGTCACGATAGGCCGAGCCGCCATTCGTCTTGCGCCACTGCTTATAGCTCTCTTCGTAGCCGACCAAATCTTCAAGGTAAACACGCTCCCGCATAGTCTTGGTGATGGCGGCTGTACGGCGACGACCACTGGCACCGGTTGTGGATTCCAGAAGCACGCCTGCTACCATCCGGGCTACCGGGTTCTCGCTGCGTGCCAGTGTCAGGCCGCTGGATGCGAGCCATGGGACTCGGGCCAAGATCGAATTGACTCGGGCCGGATCGTTAGGGTTTGCCGCTGCCCAGCCTTCGGCCCGCGCTGCGATCTCGCCCAGCATCTTGCGCTCTGTGCCGTCCTCGACTGTGTGCTGGTTGATGCCCCAGCGTTCCGATACCGCGATGCGCTCGGCTGCTGGCTTCATCACCTCGTCGATCTGAGGCACGGTACCGTCCTCTCTGACCTCAAGGTCGAAGGTAGGGAACAACCGATCCTGTTCCGGCACTTCGCTGAATGCGATCCGGTTCACTTGGTCGGCCTGCTCACGCATGATGTTGTCTACTTCGGTGCGGATCTCTTCCGGCGTTGCGTTCTCGGACAGTCTGCCCTGTGCTTCGCTGTACAGATCCATGTTGTGCTGCTGCGCGGTTGCCGTCAGGTCTTCTGCGGCCTCCTTGGGCGTTCTCGGGCCGACGAACTCAGGGTCGAGGCGATCACCCATTGGCAGATCGATGTCCTCACCGCCGCGACGTGGGGCCGTCAGGAAGTGCAGTTGGCCGAACACAGCACCGAACGCGGCACTGGTCACATAGTCAGAGTAGGTCACATGGCCGCCTGCTGCGTCGATTGCCGCCTCAGTCAGTACGTTACCGGCTGCGCCTTCAAGTGCGCCATACGCCACGCTGCGCCCGATCTGGCCCTGTGCCAAAGCCACCCGCGCACCGATGCCGGTGAGCTGCGCAGCCTTGCCCACACCGAGGCCAGCCAGCAGGCCGACCGGGTCAACCAGACCGCCAGTCAAGGAAGCCGCTACAGCGATACCGGTGCCATGGGCGCCCAGTGTCTGCATACGTTCCTGCTTGGACTGTACTTCGCCCATGCGGTACTTCAGGTCAGCTTCGTTCACCGACTCCCGGAGGAACTGGCGGTCTTCTTCTGCAAGGCCCACTTCCACTTTGTCGCGGATGGCCATGTAGTCGAAGTTCGGATCAACGTCAGCATCAGGACGTTCCAGCGTGCGGAGCAGCGCCGGGATTGCAGTCAGCTCGGAGAAGCCCGCGCCCACTTGATCCACGAACGATGTCTCGTCTGCACGCTTGGCCTTGGCAATGTTGCCCTCTTGAGCCTTGGCCATGCCTGCCGCTACGTCTACGATCTCGGCGTCACCCGGCAGGGCAGCGGCGATCATGTTGGCAGTGGTCGTGCTGTTGTTCAGTGCCGCCTCACGCACCGCAGTGGCTTGCGCCATTGCCTGCTTGTCGTCGATACCGGTAACGCTTGCAGCCATAAAGGTCGCGGTCTGTGCGTCTTGTACTGCCTGCTTCTCAAGTGGAGTCGGCTTAGCCGCAACCTCTGCTGCCTTCTCTACCTGTCGTTCTGTCTTGCGTGCTTCGATGCTCGCCTTGATGTCGGCGGGGCGGGTATTCATTAGATCCATGATTGATCTCCTGCTGAGTAAGTTTGGCATAACGCATCCGCAGATGCGCTATACCCAAGTTACTTCTTGAACTTCTTCGACTTCTCATAGAAGTCACGCACTTCATTGGTCGTAACCGGGAAGCTGCGAGTCGTGCCGTCAATGTCCACAACCGTGATGCCGAACATGCCGACACCCTCTTGGTCAGGCAGACGCATGACCATCACGTTAGGCTCGGATCCGAACACTCGATCACCCCAGCGACCAACTGCCGGGATGGTGCCGATCTGCTTGGACTCTTGACCGAACTTGTAGATGCCGCCGACCAGACCGTCAGACTCTTCACCCGGTAAGGTGTTGGTCATGCCGTTCTCTTTGGCGCGGTTGTTGATGAACTGTGCGAACACACGGCCCGCTGTCTTCTCGTCTGCGCCGATCATCTGGTAGACAGGCTTGCGGTCTGTGCCCTTCTGGTAGACATACGGCCCGACGACATCCAGTTCGCCCTTGGCCACGTTCAGTGCAATCTTCATTGCTTGATCGTCGTCAAGTGCTGCGTTGGTTGCCAGCTTGTCGTAGTTCTGCCCGACGGCAGTGGTCAGCACCCGCTTGCTCTGCTCAGTCAGAGACATGGAATCGCCGAACAGCTTACCGAACATGCCCGGCTCAGCGTTCTCGACAGTCTTGACCAGTTGCTTCTGGATGTCCTTGTCCGAAGACTTCCGGCTGTTGTCCAGAGCCTCACCGAACGACAGTTGATATGCGACTTCCGGTGCCAGCTTGTTCTGTACGAACTGGTCGTACTTCATCATCCGTACCGCATCATCGCCGAGGTATGCCATTGCAGCACCCTTGCCGCCAGAGGTCTGGCTCAACTGCTTGTACATCCCATAGGACGTTTCGAACGCCTTGCCGCTGTGCCCTTCCTGCTTGGCTGCACGCATGCCGGCCTGAAGCTTGTTCTTGTACAGAGGGTTGACGTGTTCGCCGCCGTTGTTGTACTGGTTCACCAGATACTCGCCGACGTTGCCGCCCTTGGCTGCGATGACCTGCGCCCCGGTGAACACCGCGTTGTTGATCTCGTCCGCGCTGTACCCGGCCAGACCGGCCATGTTGCCCGCACCCATCTGGATAAGGCCGGTCAATTGCTGGCTCTTTCTCAGATCGGTTTCGGCCTTGGCTCGCTCTTTGGCGTCCGCTCTCGCATCTGCGCGGCCTTCTCTTGCAAGGTCTCGCCGATCTTGTTCCGCTCGATTATAGATAGAGCTGATGTTGCCGGAGAGAATGCTCTCGAATTCCTTCCGCTTAAACAGTGGTCGGTTGATACCGTAGCGTGCCGAGTAGTCCGCATTGATCTTGTCCACTTCAGAGAGGATCTGGTTACCGGTGAGCTGGCCTGCTGCGGCCATGCCCTTGAGTTGGCCGATGCGTGGGCCGTACACGTCGAAGCCTGCAACCTCTTGGGTCTGTGCTTCGTACTTGTGGCGAGCGTCGAGCATCTTCTTGCGCATCTCAGCCGGGGCCGAGTTGAACACGCCAGAGTCAAAGATCGCATTGGCGGCATGGTGATTGCTGTTCGCCAGTGCATCAATGGTGGACTCTTCGATAGCAGCCCAGTACGACTCCGGAGACTGCCCTTCCAGCGGCAAGAGGTTGCCCACATACTCGGCCTGCGCCGCTTCGTAGTCGCTCTTGCTCATTGTGCCGTCCAACAAGTTGGCCGACAGAGCTTGCAGCTTGGCGCCGCCGGATCGCATGTATCCGCTGATGTTCTGCTGCATCGTGTCCTGAGTGTATTTGTAGTTCGCCTTCGTGTGCGCCTTGAAGAGTGAGCCAGTGGACTCGACCATCTTCATCTGGATCGCAGCATCGGCAACGCTGTCGCCGGTCAGGAAGTCACCCATCTTGTTGGTGATCTGCTTGCCGAACTCTTCGCTGCTGAGCTTGCGTAGCTCGGGCATCTCGTTGGCAACGGATGTCAGGTAGTCATCGACTCCCTTCATCTGTGCCACTGCTCGGGCGCCCTGTGTCGAAGACGATGGGCCAAAGATCTGAGTGAACCATGGCTGTTCGTCTACGATGTCCTTGAGCGCGTCGCCTTGGGCAACCCGCTGCGCACCTTCAAGGAACTTCTCGGTCTGGATCTTCTGGATCTGCGGCTCGATGATCTTGCTACCGAGCTGCATCAGCAGGTCAGAGGTCGAGGTGTCGATCTCTACCCGCTGCTGTGCATCGGCTCGGAAGACCTGCCCACCGGACATACCGGACTGGCCGAGCTGCACTCCGACGTTGCTCTGTTGTGCTGCACCGCCGCTACCGCCTAGGGAGTAGCTGCCGGATGCGAATGGGGATTGAGCCATGTGGCCTCCTTATTTGAGTTGAGTGGTCGGGCCGCTCCACTTGCCAAGAACCTCTGGCGAGTAGCCGGATGCCTTGGAGCCAGATGGGCCTTGACCCAGCCACCCGCCGATCTTGTTGCCCATGCCTTGGAAGCCGTCCATGCTGTTAAACGTGGACGCAAATTGCATCCCCGCCTGCATGCCGATCTCTGCCCAGCTAGGTTCCTTGATGTACGGTGTCTGCGCCTGCATAAAGTTGATGTCGTCGTTGAACTGAATGTCGTCCAGTCCAAGGATCGTTGACCGGATGGTCTGGTCGATGTTGCGCTCTGCGTCGTAGGTAGCATCTTTCAGCGACCGATCTTGCAGCTCTGTGACCCGCTGTTGGCGGATCCGATTGCTTGCGTCGATCATGTCGATAGAGCCACCGCCGACACCGGCAGCGCCGGAAGCCGCAACTAGTGCGCCCGCCTCTTCGCTTGCCGCAATGCGCTGGTCGAAGCCGCCGCGCACCGCTTGGTCAGTGAGCCGCAGAACATTCGTCTGCTGCGACTCTACTGCCTCGGCACCCTGAATCAGCTTATACTTGTTGCCTCGGGCCTGTTGGTATCGGGCAAGATCACCCTTCGCCTTACTCAATACGTTCTGAGTGGCGCGCATGGTGTTCTCGACCTTGGTGGCAGACTTGGCTTGAAACTTGTCGATCTTCGCCTGCCCCTTGGCCAACTTGCCCTTCTCAAGCGCCTGCGCTGCCATAACGCCGGCCATGATGAGAGGGATCATCTGTGTTACCTCCTGCTAGTGAATGCCTGTCCGGCCCACTCCACCACCGCTACGGTTAGCGGTAGCCAACTGCGAGAGGCGATGCGTGCCCGGTATGCTTTGTTCTCCTTCATTACGGGAACGGTGATGGTCGTCTCTTCCGCAACGGATTGCGTGTTGAGTGACCAGCCGCCAGTGTCTCGGTTGATCCAAGTCTTCGCCACCTTCCACGTCTTGCCCAAGTCGTAGCTTAGGCTGGTGACGCTTGCCGCACTGTTGGACATGGACACGATGAGCTTGCTGATAGTCAGCCGGGCGTCAAGGATGATCTTGTCGTTGCGGTCGCGGATGTACGGCGATGTGAGGGTTACCGTCGAGTCGTACAGCGTGCCAGCATAGAGCCGGTGCGCCTCGTTCGGGAACTGCTGATTGAGCCGGTCTTTGTTGGCCAGCTCGGCGCCCAGCAAGTAGCGCTCGGACTCAATCCCGTAGGCCACTGCTGCTGACTTGAGATTCGCCGGTAAGGTCGTCTGGCTAGCTAACGAATGGCTGTCGAAGTACGGGAAGGCTGACGGCCCCGTTTCTCGGACAAACCGATCGAGTACCAACGACGGCCCGACTGCGGTGTCTCTCAATGTCACGGCCAGAAGGCCGGAGTCGTCAGCCGAGATACCGGCTAACACGCCCAGTGCCGGATCAAAGATCCAGCGTGACCAGCTATCGAACAGCCGCTCGCCTTGGTCATTGCTGTCAAGGTACGAGTAGACATAGAAGCCATTGGTCAGCTCGGCGGTACGCATGAACACGATACCCGGTGCGGTCATTGCCACGATCTGACGGGGTGTCCCGGTCAGGTATCCGTCCAGTTGACTCGACACGTCGAACGCATCCAGTCGATCAGCTACGGCACCCGGCACCATCTGTTGTAACGTCAGTCGCCGCTCTCGCCGTTGGCAGAAGAACAGCAGGCTACCGGCAACCGCATGGGTCGTCAGGTTGGCACCTTCGTAGGTCGCTTGCACGCCCACATACGGATTGCGCGGCGTCATGTTGTCGCGACCCGGTACGATGTACTGGTATCGCTGTCCGCACAAGATCACGTTACGGTCATGCTGCACGCCGCCAGTAATCACGTCATCCTCTGTGCCTTGAGCAAACACCTCAATCGGGTCGTCGTCAGCAAGAGTCAAGGCCGATGCCCGGAAGAAGTTGAAGTAGTCGCCAGACTTGGACAGGAACACTGTCGAGCCGGCGATAATCATCAAACGGTCTTGGAACATCTGCATGTGAGTGATGATGCGTTCGAAGAACTCCGGGATAGGAGAGCTGTCGCGGTCACCGGCACTGGCATTGGAGATTGGCGGTACGACTTGACCCGTCATCGCCTGTAGCTGTGCGTTACTGGCAGCGACGTAGAACACACCGTTTACGAACTGCCCGATGCAGAACACCCAGTTGAGCGTCACGTTTAGGCCGGGGCATTCCTTCCAGACCACTTCCCCGAACCCGGCAACACCGTTGGTGGCCTCGGCCCGAAGGTAGTAGGCAACCGCACCGGCCTGCTTCGGCACAACCTTAACGACCTTGCCGGCATAGTGCTTGGGCGTGGTCAGCTCGGCTGCGGTGATCTCGTTGGAGACTGCCCGCATAAAGTCACCGTTGCCGCCGTCGTCACAGCTCAGCGATGTGCCGCCATGCGCCACCAGAACATACGGCCCCACCGCCGCAGCGTTGATGCCCTGTGCCTGAATGAGCTGAGTCAGCTTGATCGCGATGTTCTCCGGGGCGATGTCCTTTGCCACTGCGGCCAAGTGCTGATTGACTGCGGTGTTGTAGGCGTTGACCCGGTCGTTCACCAGCTTTCCGTATTCAGGGTTAGGCTTCGTTTGGTCACCACCAATAAACGCCGGAATGTCCGAGGTATCAAGCACACCCTCATAGTAGCTCGACATCGTCTTGTAGGCGAATTGCTTGACGATCCCGCCAATGGTGATGTCGATCCGGAATGTCCGGCTGTTGGCCCCGCCGCGAATCCACACAGTGTGCAGGTGTGCAGTTGGTGCCACGTTGTCCGACACAGTGTGCTGCACCGGGCGGGTCGCGCTGGACAGCAAGACGTACTTGCCGGCAGCGGTCACCGCCGTCACGCCTTCGCCCAAGATCGTCAGAGCGTCTTGGTGCGCGGTCACAGTGACGAACTTCTTCGTGTCCTTGTTCACCACGATCAGCGGATGTACCTGACTGGACGGGTGACTGTTGCGTCGTGGATGAAAGGCATACTCGGTGCCGTCAACGAAGATCGTCTGCTCTACCCGTCGGGCTGCATCGTCTTTGTCGGCCTGAGTGATTGCTCTTGCGAGCGCCGTCCGATCCATGAACTGCGAACCGTGTCGGCGGGAAAGTCCGCGGACGGGGTCGGAGATCAGGTTGTCTTGTTCCCAATGTTGGCCGGGAATGCGGTCGTGTGGAACCTGCTGGCTCACACCTTTGATGAGCGAGTCGTAGCTATCGCTGACCTTACTCATCGCGGCGTTCTCAGCCGGATCTGGCCACCGTTCATCTTGGCCATGCGTGCAGCCTTGGTGCCGAAGTTGGCCTTGACTGCGCGGATGTGTTGCGACTTGGCGAGCTGGTAGGCCATTGAATACTCCTGTTCAGCTTCCTTGATCTTCTGTGCATCGCCGTCATACGACTGCTGGAACAGCAGCACTGTCATCGCTTTAATGAGGCGCTTAGCGTGGAACGGGCAGTCATCGAAGTCCAGTAGGCGAATGATGTTCGCTCTGTACTCTTGCTTCCCGAGCAGATAGTCGCCCTCTGCGGTGTTGTACAACCGGTTGCCTCGTACTGCCAGCCACTTTGGGTTGCTGTCAATGTCGAGGTCGATGATGTCGGCGGGCACTGTGTAGTAGCCGTCGGCATCGGGGATCATCTTGGTGCATTCTTTGTTGAACCACCAGCCCTCTGACTGTACGTTAGAGGTGGCGTTCTCAAGAGCGAACTTGGCAGAGTTAACAAAGGCGTTCTCTTCTGCCATAGAGTTGATGGGTTCCTCACCCATTGAGGCGAGGCAAGCATTCACACAGGTCAATCGTGTTACTAGCATGTGTCCTCCCGCGAACCAAAAATTCCCCGAGCTGTACTAGCCTCGGGGAGTGAGTCGCTAATTACTTAGCGAGGATGGCGCCGGCATGTTCATGACGGTCGGTGGTAGCGGCGAATGCCATGTGAGCATCGACGTAGTGCGACTTGGACAGCTTGTCGTAGAACACGTCGGAAGTCAGCGAGATGGTCTCACCGCACAACAGAGCAGCCGGGGAAGCGAGGATCGCCAGCAACTTCGAGAAGTCACCGGAGTAGTCGCCGCCCATCATCTTCGCAACGTCGTCAGGAGTGCTGACGGTGTTGGTGTGTGGCATGTTGTTGGTCTTGATGATCGGCACGCCCAGTGCTTTCAGGACTGGAACGCCTTGAACAACGTTACCCACCGAAGTGATGTAGTCGCCGTTGATGATCTGCTCAGCATCCATCAGGGTGTAGAACAGCGATGGACGAACGAACAGCGCATGGCCGTCTTCTTGTGGAATAACGTCCTTCTCTTCCATGCCAGCGCACAGACGGTTGATCGCCTTGTACAGCTTGGCCGGATCGTTCTCATCGCCAGCAGCAGCCAGAGTGATCTGAGTACCGCCGTGATGGCCCGGCAGATCGCCGTACTTCGATTCGGTTGCCAGACCGGCCTTGGCCAGTTGAACCAGCAGAGCGGCGTCACGGAACTTGGCCATTTTCTTGCCATGCTCGTTACCGATCTTCTTGCGAACGTCATACTTGGTCTGGAACACGTCCAGCAACGGCAGAGCCGAGCGAGCCAAGATAACGGTTTTCACAGTTACCGAGTTGTCGGAGAACTGGTTAGCGGTGCCGTCCGGAGTCTTGCCCGGCTCCAGCACTTGCAGGGTCGATTCACCGATTGCGTCCTTGGTGACGGTCGCGGTGCCCTTGACAGTTTTCATGTCAACCCAGCCTTCAGTGACCGAGCGGGTTTGCATCGACTCTTCGACGATACCGGCGAACTCTTCCAGTACCAGTTCAAACGGATCGGCGCCGCCCAGCTTGGAGTTGGGACGAGTTACGTTAAAAGAATCACGAGACATTGTGTAGCTCCTAGGATGTGTAAAACGGTTTCTATACTATAGGTGGCCCAATTAAATCAGGCCACCATTTTGATCAGAAATTGATCAGACTTTCAAGCGGCGGTACAGGGCTTGAGCCTGCGGCGAATCCATGTAGGCATCGCCCAGCGACTCGCGCAGCTTGCCCATTTCAGCGGTGTACTCACGGCGGGACAATGGCCCACCCTGCGTACCGTGATGCGCCTGTGCGCCGTCTTTGACAGCGGCAGCAGCCGGTGCATACTCACCGTCGCCCGACTCGATGAACGAGTTGGTAATGAAGCGTGCGGCGATGTGGGCGGTCTTCGGATCGCTCAGCAGGGAGTTGATCGCGGTGCGCTCTTCAGCGGTTGCCGAGGCACCCACATGAGCGACTGCTGCTTCCCAGTCCACGCCCTGCGCTGCGGCCACGTCAGTGACGACTTTGCCGACCTCGGTGGCCTTGGCCTCACCTTCCTTGACATGGCGGTCATACGACTGCTCAGCCAGCCCCAGCGCCTGTTCCCAGCCGCCGATGCCCTTGGCAGCAAGCTCAGCCTTCAGCAGCGAGAAGTCGCCGGAGAATGCAGCAGCCACAGCCGGGTTCTCGGCGTCAAAGCCGTTGGTCGCCAGAAATTTCATGGCGTAGTTCAGGCCCGGATCATTCTCGACCGGAGCAAACCCGGCCTTGTCCAGAACGTCCGCATCGCCCGCCTCAGGCTTCGGAGCGGGTGCCGGGGCTGCCGGTGCCTCTTCGTTAAGCTTGACGCTTGCCGGGGCCGGTGCGGCCTCTGCTGCGGGTGCTGCGGCAGCCGGGGCGGCGGCTTCTGCGTCACCGTCGAGCAGGCCGACCATGTACGACATACCGACCAGACCCATACCTACGATACCGAAACGCTTCATTGTGTTGCTCCTGCTTGATTGACTTGTTGTTGCATCCCGGCTTCAACACCGGTCTGCACTGCGGCCTGATTGGCCTCGGCTTGCGCCTTCTCTTGACGACGCTGATTGATCGTCTCGACTGATGCGACATACTTGGTACGGTTCACACCGCGCCCTGCTGCCATGTCACTGATGATCGGCTCTTCGTTCAGCATCATACGGGTTTCTTCTGGAATCTCTGCCAACGTATTGACATCGCCCAAGAAGCCCATCATCCGCTGAAGCTCGGCAGTACGGCTCAGTGCGTCCAACCCGGTGAGGATTGTAGGACTGATCTTCGTGCCTCGGATGTTGATGTTCGCTGCCTTCAATTGCCAGCGGGCAATAGGTGCCTGCATGTCAATTGCCAGTCGGGAGTAGACGCCACCGAGCGATTGCTCCAGCTCAATAGCTTGGATGCGAACCTCTTCTGCGGTGGTGCGCTCACTGTTCCGAGTGACGGCGGTGTTCATCAGGAAGCCACGACCGAGACGGCGGGCATAGATCTCTTCGACCACTTGGATCGTCTGAAGCTGGCTGCCGATGTTGGCAAAGATCAGCTTAAGGTCGTTCGGGTCAGCCGGGATCACGTCCCCGTTCTGTCCACCCTCTACGTCCTCGGGCTGAGTAATGCCACCCGGATTGCACGCCCAGCGGAACTGTGCGGCCAATACCGAGCCATCTGCAAGCGCTTCACTGACTGTGTCGTGAGTGCCGAGATCGTTGCTGTAGTCTTCGGCCAGAGACACGCCGTAGTCCTGACCCAGCGGCAAGCGCCAAGCCAATGCACGGTACGGCATGTTCTCCGGTTTCCATTTACCACTGTGGCGCGCTGAGAGTTCAACCTCATTGACGTACACAGTAGAGCGGTACATGCCGCGAGTCAGCCTGACAGTCGTATAGACCGTGACTTTGTCCCGAGCCTTGCAGGTTGGCACCGCATTGCGGTACTCCCGTTCGGCCTCGTCTTCCAAGTCTTGCACACGAGTAATCTCGCGGAAGACCAGACGCAGGACAACGCCCTTTCGATTACGCTCAACGGCATAATCTCGCAGGCTGATAAAGCTGATGATTGCTGAATCGCTGAGATCCATCAGCACATCGCCGACACATACCAGAGCCGACAGGCCTTCATACAGCGCAGGCCGTGAACCGGATTGCTCCAGTACACGCAATGCCTCACGCTCACCCTCTGCCAGCACATCGGTCAGAAGGCTGTCGTCTTGTAGTTGAAGCTTCTGCATGAAAGCGGCTTTCTCGCGGGCGGCGAGTTCCAGTTTCATAAAGCTCACGCCGGGAGCGAACATGGCCAGCATCAGTTTGTTGACGATGTTGGTCGCGCCTTGTGCGCCCAGCGAGCTTGCACCGTTGGTCAGTGCCTCGTTGCGAACCTGATAGTTATCGTCAGGCAGCGTGCTGGGGATCGTGGCCTCGGCCAGTCGCTCCTTGCGCGCCATCATCGAACTACGGTCGCGAGTCATCGACTCCCAAATGTCCTTGCCCGTTGTGCGCTCACTCATACTCGCACGCTCGGCTGCCCAGTAGCGCCGCCGATCTGGCTGCGGTACTTCTTGCGGGTGTTGGTCACAGGCTGGACATCGACGGCCAGTTCAATAGTCGGCTTCTCGGTTTGCACCTGCTGCTGATCTTGAATGTCCGCTGCCAGCTTCTCTCGCTCGGAGTTGGCCGACATCTGCATAGCGCTCTGCGCCGCCGCTTGGTTGGCCGCTGCGAGTTGCTGCTGCGATTGTTGTTCCGCTTGGCTGGCCTGTTGTCGCGCCATGTCCATTGCGTTCTTCTGTGCCTGCTCAGCAGGAGACAGCGCCTTATCGCTGCCATAGATCAGATCGCCCGACGGATCGGGGAGGCCCATCTTCTTGCCCAGTTGGTGGCCCAAGTCAAACTTGGCCAACGTCTTTCGAATCTTCTTGCTACCCATCTACAACACCTGTCAGCTCAACGGTGGAAACGGTCAGTCCCTCTTGCTGATAGAGCTTGGACAGACCGGCATGTCGCCCATTGGCAACTGCTCTTGTTCCGACTGCATAACGGCGAACGCCCATCAGTCGGCACACCGCCTCGATAACCTGCTTGACCTGCTCGGGTCGAATGCCATCGGTCACGAACTCTTCGCTTACGACCGGCTCATTGGAGAACCACGGCTTTGACTCCGACAGGCAGATCACCCGGTCGTCAATGAAGACGAATGCGGAATGATCCTCCAGCTCCTTGAGAGCGCTCTCAGGATCGGTAAGATCCCAACCCGTTGCAGTGTACTCCCGGTGCAGCGCATACAGGCTGACGAGGACGAGGCGGCGTGCTGTGGCATCGGAGAACTGGCATGCACCAAGTTCTCCATCCTTGAAACTGTAGAAATACATTCGTCGATGTTTCCTCTTACTATAGGTGGCCCGATTAGGAAGTGAACTTGGATCGCACGTCAGTCAGTGCCCGCTGGATTCCCAGCTTGTAGCCTGCCGACTGCGGCGAGTCGGTGCCGGTGATGATCGGCCCTTCCAGTCCTTTGGCCAACCGGTCATAGGCTCCTTGACTAAGAACCTCTACCTTTACTTCTACAACTTTAATCTCTACTTCGATAATACTACCAAAGAGTTTATTGATTAGTTTCTTAATAATATCTTTCATATTTATTCCTCTCTACTATAGGTGGCCCAATTAATATCAGGCGAAGAAATACGTGGAATCGTGAACCAGATTCAGGTCGAGATCACCGCGTTCCGGGAGATCTTCTGTGATGCCGTATGTGTCGCGGAATGCGGTCAATGGGCACCCTTGCTCGTACATGGCAACGAACGTCGCCCTGATGAGCTTGTGGAGCGTTTCAGTACCATCCGCAGTCGTACCGTAGTCGTCATGGATGAATGCCAGATGGCCCAGCCCATGATCCTCGGCGGCGCAGATCAGGAGGTGCATGTGCGCGGCGTCGTGGCTGTGAACGAAGTTGGGAGCTATCCCGTTCCGGTGCCGGCGCTTGCATGGTTCCTCTAGCTCCAGCTTGATGGTTGGCCGAATTCTGACTCCGCCAGCCAATCGAGTCTTGACAAGAACGAATTCTTCCTTGCCGTACCGTTGCCGAACCATGAATCCGCTTGGCGACCGCCAGTAGATCTCGTCGATCCCGGCGTCTATCAGCTCGTCAGAGGCGTTCTGAAGCCATGCCATCGCCTCTCTTGCCTTGACCACTACGTTGCCGATTGCGTCCCACACCGGTACGCTCAGCCAGCGAGCGGCCTTCTGGTAGTCGCCCTTGGCGAACTCCGGCGCCTTGTGCTTCGCCATGTACTCGGTGTAGATGAAGTCAGCACAACTGAACCTCGTCGATCCATACGGCAAAGTCATAACGCTTCGTTTGACTAAGTCGCGGGACAGGCTGTGCAGCTTCCACTTCAGCGTGAACTCGCAGTTCTCGTGAGGCATAGCTTGTAACAACCGCGTTGTCTCCACAGCTACCAGTCGATAGATGTCCTGCTGCGTTGTAGAGGGCACTAAGTTGGTCGCGAGTCCACCCACTTCGTCGCGCAACATCGCTGAGAAGTGCTGTAGCCCGTTGCAGCTCCCATCCTGTCCAAGAGCGAGGCGAGATAAGAAGCTCTCGGGCATTGCCGTGTACTGGGCGAACTCGAAGCACCATGCGAGAAACTGGAACGGGTTGTCCGCCTCCGTCCATTGCCTGTTGGCTACGGGATCGGCAGCAATAGCACAGATCATTTCCGAGCGTTCTACAGTCCATTCGTACCTCTCTGCCAGTGTGGCTTTGTCGTACCCGAACCGGTTTGCTCCGGCTGTGTAGAACCAGAACTTGGCTCGTTCGTCGGCGATTGGGACGCCAACGTCTGCCATAAGCAGCGCCTTCTGGAGATCTGAACCTTGCGGGCTAACGCCCCTCGTGTTCGCATATGCTCGGCCTCGGTAGTCGTATTGGTACACGAACCAGAACGGCAAGTCCTTGAACTTGCGGGCTACTCGCAGCGCCTCATAGTACCGGCCCCACTGCACGCCCCTGCTCTTGTTCTCGGTGTACCACTCGCGCATCTCGATCTTCCACGCACCGAACTCGGCCAGTTGCGCGGGGTTCATTTCTTCCTTCGGCACATCGTCCAGCCACAGAAGCGACTTCGGCTTCGGCAGCTCGGCCTGTGCCAGCACCTCACCCACGTCGAACCGCTGGCCCACCAGATCCACCGCGTCCAACACCATGCGATTGATGCGCCATGGGCGGCTCTGGAGGATGTTGAGCGCACGCAACGGGATGTCCGGTACATCGGTCAGGTCTTCGACTCGCGGTCGCCCACGGATGCAGCAGGGGCTTATGCGGCGCATGCCCGGTGTGTGGTATCCTCCGTTGTTGGCATCAGTCCATGGCACCGGAGGCACCACACAAGGCAGCACCATCGGGCTGGCCCCTGCCACAAAGTCCTTGATGTTGTCAAGCATGCCCGCCACATCCGGCGTCATGTTGTACTCGCGCACAGTCTTCTTGCCCTTGCGCACCTCTGTGATCTCCACCAGCCCGACATCGCGGGCAAGGTAGAGCAAGATAGTGCCGATGGCCAACTTGTCCTCTGGCGACCACACAGGCAGCGGTACGCCGTTCTTCTCGGCCTGCATCTTGAAAACCGTCAGCCGGTGCCGCTCCGACTTGGTCATACGCCGCTCAAAGTCATTGACCAGCGTGAAGTATAGGTCGGGTTCGACCTGCTCAAACTTGGCGAGCAGAGTCTCCCCGTAGATGCTCTGGCCCAAGGCTCGGGCCACAGCGGTTGGTGCGTTGTCCTTCGATTGCAGCGTGGTGTCCATGACCATGCGAACGGTCATGAACGCCAACACCATCGGGTCATGCGGGCGCAGCAGGGCTTTGCCTGCCGCCATCACGCCGCGCTTGACCTCACCGCAGTAGGCGTCGATTTGATCGGCCAGAGGTTGCACGAATCGCCGGTACACCGCTGCGGCGTATGGGTTGTTGTGCGCCGCTCCTTGCTCTTCGTTGCGATTGAATGAGCCGAACATCTTCGCCCGGCCACCGTCAATCATTTCCTGTTCTAGCTCGATCTGGTTCATTACTCGCCTTCTGTTTTATCTTCTCGCAACCGGATGAACCGGCCTTCGCGCAGGTGCCCATCAGGCGTTTGGCCTAAGCCGTGAGCCTCAACGATCTTACCGATGATGAGGTTAGGGAAGTCCCAGTACAGCTTGCGCTCTTTATCAGTCAGCTTACCGCCGCCGATCTTGATGTTCATGCCTTCCCACTTGCAGACCAAACCGCCGACCATACCAACGAACTTGCCCTTGCCTTCGAAGACACTCACGACTTCGATGTCAATGCTCAGGTGGTCTTTGATTTTAACGACTGCTCCGTCAGAGCCAGCGCCCGCAGTCCAGAGGCCGTTACGATCTTTGCGGATGAAACCATCGACAGGAAACTCAGCACCATAGAGGTCTCGACTAGCAGAGATATGTTCGTCACATCCTTCTGTAGTCTCCGCTGCATATGCAACGCGCAGAGGCGTGTCAGACTCTGTGCCATCTGCAAATCGGTGGCGCATGCAGGCATGAACGATTTCGAACACACGATCACGCCGTGTCTTGTACCGTACTGGGCAGTGTCCCGCTTCGAAGTCTTCCAGCGGCACGTAGTCCCACACGACAGCTTCCAGTAGCTTCGCGTCTTCAGCCAAGTATGACCGACGGAACGTGCCATTGATGATGCTGTGTTCTTCCCACTCGTTCCATGCTTCGGCAAAGAGAACGAAGTTGTCATCGGGGATGCGCTCAAGCTCGCGGAGAACATGATCCATCGCAGCCAAGACAACTTCACCTTGCCGAGTGAACGCCCAAGCCTTACCGTCTCGCTTAACGAGAATGCAGTGACAGCCATCATATTTCACCTCAAAGATATCGCCGGCCCGTTCAGCCAGTAGTGCTTGGACTTTCTTGCTCAGCTTGCGTGGCTCGATTGCTTTGTGAACCAGCGTGCGGCGTTTCGGGAGTTGATACATGCGGGATACCTGAAGTGTGTAGGTGCTTGACGACTTGACGCATCTGCTCAGTAGCAAACACGTTCAGCATTTCTTGGCACTCGGCCTGCTCGGGCGAGACGGAGTTAACCGCCATCGCCACAGGCTGACCGGTCTTGTCGTGCAGGACAGTGCGGATGGTGTGAACACCGGCCACGTCTTCCAGCTCGACAGTCACGCTCAGTAGACGGCTCACAGATCACCCACCTCGCGCTCTTGTGCAACGTGGCGGACGTAGTCGGTGTTGGTGTCTACCGAACCGATGGCATCGCGGGCGGTGTCGATGTCCGCCTGCAACGCCGCAGCGTCATGAATGTTCAGCTCGCCCAGCATCATGCCGGCGTGTACGTCCTGCTCCAGCTTCAGCAGAGCGGCAGCGTTGCCGGTGTCTTCTGCTGCGGTGATGGCGTTGGACAGCTTGCGGTATACCGGGTTGACTTTATGTTTCATGGTTTGCTCCGGAGAAGTAGAAGGTCGGTGTCTCGGGTTGGGCTTGGTCGGTCGTCGATCAGCTTCCCGTTCCACTGTGCATCAATGATGATGGCCATGCACGCCATCGCATGGCCGAGGTTGTGAACATCGCTGTCACTGGCTCGCTCTTGGCCACCGTCGAACCATTGCTCGATGTGGCGCTTGGCCGCAGCAACGTAGACGTGAGCCGGTACGCCGGTTTCTCGCCAGTTGGCAAGGCCGTACTTCTTCATACCGTCTTCCAGCGCCCGGTTCACTTCGACCTGTGCCGACAGCGGCAGCAGATGGAGCGGATACTTCTTGTCGCCCTGTGCCGTCTTCGGGTTGACTGCCGGTTGCGTGGATGCGGCACCCATTTTTGGGTCTGGAGTGGGGCCGTTCGCCGCCATGTCCCGCTCATACTGGCGGTATCGAATGGCGGCATTCTGGTTGTCGCTGGTCGCCCCGCAGAACTCGCACTGAGTCATGCCGTGTGGGCGGTCGGTCAGGGTGATAACGCTGTCGCAGTCCTTCTTGTAGCAGATGCCCTTGGTCATGCTCACATATCTCCCAAGTGGCCAACCCAGTCACCATTGCTGTCTAGCAGCATAGGGATCAAAGTCGGTACGCCGTTGATGATTACGCCACAGCCGAGGATCGGCTTGTACATGGTGTGCTTGCCGTAGGCGAATGCCAGCGAATCCTTGTCGATCAGGCAGCCGAAGAACCCGCCCCAGTACAGACGCGCCGACGATGCGCCGTACTCGATGCTGAACTTACCGTGATGGTGACCGACCACCAGATTGCACTGGTTGTGGCTGGCATCGGTGAGGATCGGCCCGCTCGGCTGGTGCTTGAACAGCACGTCACCCATCGGAGTGCGAACACGCCAGCTCTCGGCCCACTGCCAGCCCTTGGAGTTGATGTCCGGTAGCAGGATCTCTCGGTACGACTTCAGGTACTGCACCGGCATGCCGTGCGCCTTGGCCTTGCGGTAGTGCATCGAGCCGTGGTTCGAATCGCACAGGAGCATTCGTGGGAAGATGCTGTGCAGCTCAGCCAGTACCGGCTTGGTCGCTTCCAGTTCATCGCCTGCCGACTTCAGGTTCGGATCCGAATCGTGGAACGACATGGCGTGCTTGTCCGCCTCGTCGCCGAGGTTGATAACCAGATCAGGCTTGAAGCGCGCCTTGACCATACGCATAAAGTCCAGCGCATGCTTGTGATGGTACGGTGCGTGCAGGTCGGGCATCACCACGATGGCGCGGTAGATGTTGTTGAAGCGGAACTTACCGCCCTTGCCCAGCGGCTCAGCGGCACGCAGCTTGCGTTCGCCCTTCAGTGCAGCATTGACCTTGCCCGGAGTGGTGTCCGAGGCGTACAGCTTACGCCAGTATTTGACGAGCTGACGACTGATGGCGATACCCTTCGGCGCGGTGGCCGTGTACATCTGAGCGCATGCAACGTTGCAGTGGTTCGCTGTCAGGATTGCTTTGTGTTGTTCAACGGTGAACAGGTTTTTGAGATGTCCGCGCATCGGTAATCCTCACGTCTTGATTGAGATGGTAGCTCTTGTCGAGCTGGTTGTAGAAGCCGGAGACGCTGACGCATACCCGGTCGGCAGTCTCCTTGACTATGAATTCGATTTCGGCTTCAGCGACGGCCATGAGCCTCGACCGCAGATCCGATTCAAACTCTCTCCGGAAGGCGTCTGCCACTCCAGTGATTACCGCTTCTACGTTGAGGCCCAGTGCCATATCGTTATGCCTTCTTGGCCGCTCGGGCCTTCTGCGCTTTCAGGTTCCGCGCTATGCGCTTCTCTTCTGGCGTCTTGTGAGTGGGATGTAAGATGCCAGTGCCGCCACGTCGTCCGTAGCTGATGTACTCTGGAATCCGCATGAGGTAGGTGAACAGGTCGGTGTCTTTACCGAGTCCGTTCCGCGCCGCATTGTTTTCAATCTTGCCCAGCAGTGCGTTGCACCCTCGACAAAGGACACCACGCACAACACCATCAGAGTGGCAATGGTCGAGACAAGGCACAGTAGGTCGGCGCTGGCAGAGAGCACAGAGGCCATGTTGCTTCCCCGCTAGCAGTTGTTGTCGGTAGGCCGCGATGGCCCCGTTAGTCAGGCGTTGCATCAATGATCTCCTGAATGACTTGGCGTTTACGAACCGCCGCATCAATGATGGGTTGGTGGTAAACGCTGGTCTCGGGAACCATACGCATAAAGTCCAGCAGTGTTGCTTCTTTGTCCTTGCGCATCCAGAGCAGGATCATCTGCTCTACCAGACGGTCGGCCCACTCGGTCGAGTAGTAGCGAGCGTAATGCTTGCACACTCTGTCGAGCGCATCGTCGTCATCGACTGACATACACAAGGCTGTCTTGGCCCGCGCTTCACCACACTGCACCAGCTTGCCGGTGTGACTGAGGATCTGCGGTAGACCGGGGATGTTGTCGGCGCCGTCGCCCATCAAGAGCTGGAGCCAGAACCACTTGCTGCCGAACAATCGACCAAGGCTGTTCTCGATCTCAAAGGTTCCTTTCGGCACCTCGGTGATCTCGTAAGTCTCCCAGTCCAGATGGATACAGTCATCGAACATCTGACTGTCCTTGTCCTTCATTGCTACGACCGCAGAACCATATGGCAAGACTTCCTTATGGTAGCAGATTCCATCGTCAGCCTCTCTCGTTCCCCAAATCTTGGGCTTGAAGGCAAGTCCCTGATAAGATTCAACGAAGTCTCTAAGCTGCTCCCAGTTCTTTGGTCGTTGGCTTTTGCTTCGGTTCTCTTGGTACGGCTTGACTGTCGCAGCGACATAGCGCCACCCTTTGTGTGAGCCGGTTGCTGTCAGATGCAGCACGACCTTCTCGGCGCCAGCGGCAATCCGCATGTCGTCGAGCTTCTGCATGAGTCGTGTACGTGCATCGCCGATTGGTGTCTCGTTGTTGCCTGAGCAGTAGTAGACCAGATAGTCACCGTCTACCAGCAGCCATCGCCCCGGCACAATAGTCGGGGCTTTGAATACCAGAGGGACGGCGTCATCGGCTGCTGCTGCAATCGCTGACGCCAGATCCATTAGAGCATGTCCGCCAGTGGGTCAGCCGCTGCTGCGCCACCAGTGCCTTTGACCGGAGTGCCGCCCTCGAAAGGTACGTCGCTGTCGGTCAGTGCATCGGTGTCCAGCTCGCCACCGTCGGCGAGGATGGTTTGCATCGGCGAACCGATCCAGTCCAGTGCGGTCTTGATCTCTTCCTGAATGACGTTCTTCGACTTGGCCGGGCGGGCTGGCTTGCCGTCGGCTGCCTCGACTGCCTCGTACTCGCCTTCGATGAACAGGCTGTCCCACATTGGCTTGTTGGCGTACTCCCACAGGAAGCAACGCTGTGCGCTCACAACTTCCGGTGCCGGGATCAGGCGGTACTCGCCAGTCGGCGTGCCGTCTTCGTCAACCACATCGACCTGTGCCGGAGTGATGCGGAAGCCTTCTTGCGCGGTGCCGATGCTGCCGTACTTGATGACCTCGCCGGCCTCGTTGGTGAACTCTTCCACCGACACGATGACCTTGACGTGCTTGCCCAGCAACTGCGCAGGGATCTTGATGGCTGGATCTTTGGCGTGGTTCAGTGCCGACATCAGCTTGTACAGACCGGACTTGTCCGAAGGCTTCTTGCCCGCAGCCGGCAGCCACACGTTGACGTTGATGCGCTTGGCGATCTTCACCGGGTTCTCGCCTTCGGTCACGGTGTGCTTGTTGGTGCCGCCCGACAGTTCAAAGATGAAGCGAGCCTTGCGCATCTTCTTGTCAGCCGCGCCCTTGTAACCCTTCTTCAGTCGCAGGCCCAGTTCGATGTAGCCGACCAGAGTTGCGATGCAGGTGCCTGGGTTCGGTGGAGTTGCACCGCCGCCGCCCTTGCTCGCTTCGCTCAGGTTCTCGGATTCGTTGGCGGCTTGGTTAACGATGGCGTTCAGATCGAAAGTGGTAGTCATGTTGGGTATTGCTCCATTGCGATTAAGGATTCGATTATTACACGGTGCAGAGTTTTGATGCTACGAAGGTACAGACCGGTATGCTCTGCGGGCAAGTACCGGCGCTGCAAGTTCCATCGTTCGTTGTCCCATGAGTCCAGCACCCACGGCCTGTTGTCGTAGTCGCTGTGAGTTGGGACGTATCCCATCGCGGCGTCTGCTCGCCAGAGTGAGTGCAGTATCATTAGGCTGCCTGTTTGTGTGGAGTGATGTAGCGCTCAAACATCTCAGCGCCGATTGGTTTGGTGTAGCTGTCGAAGTCCACGACCTTGTCATGCCCGGCCCAGTTGGCGCCGATGGTCGTGTCACTCGGGACATAGACTGGTTGCGGCCAGCCGAAGTATGCTTCCATGAATGGCGAGGCCAGCTCCATCGCACAGTGCAGGACTGCTGCTGCCTCGGCGTGAACCGATCGATCACTGTCGCCGTAGCAGGCATCGTGAACTTGACCGATCAGGAACGCAAGGTTGTTGAAGTTCTTGCGGCGGTAGTATTCCTTGACTGCGATCCACATCGCTGCCTTGGCCCACTCCGCGCCGCCGCCCTGTACCTCGTAGTTCTTGATCTCCGGAGGACTGAACGATGTCCAGCCACCGCCACGCTTGACGACGTAGTCAGGTGCCGGCTGCTCGATCCAAGCATACAGCTTGTTGTCCGGTGTCCGGTGATACCCGGTGCGCAGCTCTACCATGCGAGACTGGAACGCCGGGTGCGGGATGACCTTACGAACGTTCCGCTTGTTCGCTTCGATCTCCGCTGTCAGTTTCACATAGTGCGGTTCGATGTCGGGGTACAGCAAGTTCTCTGCTGCAATCAACGTATTCACCGCGTCCACAGAAAGACCGGTCGCAGCCGCAATAGCCACTGCACCAGCTCCGAAAGCCCTCTGGAAACTGAACCCCTTGGCCTTGCTTCGGCGCTCTACCCATTCATCAATTTCCTCTACCTTGCACAGACGCACGGCTTCTTCGTAGCTGATATCGAACTGCGAAGCAACACGCTTGCAGTGCATGTCCAGCTTCTTCTTGAGGTCGGCGATCAGGTTCTTGTCACCCGTAAGGATGGCTTGAATGTAGATCTCCAGCGACGAGAAGTCAGACTGAATGATGATGCCGTTCGGGAACCGCGAAGTCAGTACAGTCTTGATGACCGACTTACCTTCACCAGCTCGCGGCAAGTTCTGCGTGTTCGGGTTGCTTGCAGAGAAGCGCCCGGTCACTGTGCTGGTCTGGTTGATCTGATGGTGGATGATACCGTCTTCACGAACCAGCGTGAGCATGCCCTTCTTGCCGTTGATGCTGCCCTTCTTGTTGCACGCCGTGATGAAGTAGGTGCCCAAGTCCTTGACCGCTTTGGCATGACGCGCCATCGCCTTGAGGAATGGGATGTCCCGGACGCTGATCTCTTCGATCACATCCTCTGCCGTCGAGTACACACCCGGCGTTGCACCCTCCCACTTCTTCTCCGGCTTGGTGTACCCGGCGAACGTGTAGTAGAAGTCCTCCTTCTTCATCTTCGGCTTGCTGTGATCGGCCACGTCGATCTGCTTCGTCTTGTACTGCCCGGCCTTCTTGCCAGACTTCACAACGACGTACTGCATGATGTCGTGCTTGCCGCTATCCGGTGGGTCGGCAGTGATCTCGCCGCTCTCCAGATAGTACCCGTCGATCTTCTTCAGTGCATACGCTGGCTGAAGGTTGTCGTCCATCTGGTGGACTGACTTCTGATACTTGATCTTGCCGCCGAAGATCAGAGCCGACAGCTTGTTGCGGGAAGTCCAAGACCAGCCCAGTTCCTCCGGCATGTCCGTCGGCAGGTACTGTTCCATGTCGGCCTTGAGCTGCTTGATCTCTTCCTCAAGCTGCGCCGCCAGCACAAGCCCCATCTCCAAGTCAGCATGGATGCCGTTCTTCTCGGCCTCAATGATGTAGACCTGTGCGCCCATGTTCAGCAAGATAGACTTCGTCTGGCCCACCTCTTTCGCCCTAGCCATCTGGCCCAAGCACACCTTCTCGGTGTTGGTGATGTCGCCGTCGAGGTACGGGAACACGATGTCCGGAGAGATGTCCGACGTGCAGATGCCTGCCGCCCACATCTCTTTCATCACGTCGCCGCCTTCCTTGAGCTTGCCGCCGTACTTCGGTGCGACTTCATCAAGGCTCAGCATCTGCGCCTCGGGCAACATACCCTCAAGCAAATACTCTGCGAGCTGCGTATCCCACAACTGCCCACCGGCCACGATCCATTCCTGATAGATCGCATACGACCATGGGTCAAGTGCAATGCCGTGCAGCACATCGAACTTGAGGTTGTGCCCGGTGATAATCATTGGCCACTGCTCAAGCAAGTAGCGCCCGAACCAACCCATGGATTCCTTCTTGGAAGTGAACCGGATCTTGGTCACCTCCTTGTCGGCTGACTTCTTGTGCCCGACATACACAACCCAGTTCAGCGGGTTGAACGGATCGGCTTTCCGCTTGTAGCTGGAGTGGATGCTTGTCTCCACGTCCATCGTACTCAAGCCGCGAAGCTGTCTCTTCGTAGTCATGATGACCTCAACTGAATTCGATAGTGGACTCGCGAGTGTGGCAACGATTCAGGATCTCGGCCCGAGTGAATCCGTACCGCTGCATCAGCTCGCGGATGGTGCGCCCTGCTTCGATGCGCTCGGCGCGGTACGCCTGTTCTGCCTTGACCTCAGTGGCATAATGATCTTCGATCACATGGAACCGGGAGTCGTCGCGCATGCCGATGTTGATGTCTCGCGCCGCGATGCTGCGGAAGACAAGGATGCCTGCCACTGCGCCGTTGGCAAAGTAGAACGTGATGCGCTCCTTGCTCATCGACACACGTTGATCGCACACCTTGCCCAGCGACTCGCTTACGAACTCACGGGCCACAGAGCTGGCATGGTCTGCCGAGTTCTGGTTGCCGCAGAGGTACACGACTCGCTTACCAAAGGCTGCGGCCATAACAGCGGCCTTGACCGCGTTGGTAGTCCGACCAGTACCACGAGCGGGATCGCGGGCGGGCGGCAGGGTCTTCTCACAGCCATGACAGTGAGTCGTGTTGCATTTGGTATGTTGGCACATCAGTCAGCTCCAATGAATCGTGAGGTTGCATAGTCGAACACTGTCTCAGCTCGCGGACTCTTGCCCATGCCTTCCAGTGCCAGCTTGTTCTTCGGTGTGGAGATCCAGCGCGTTGCCTCTTGGCTTGCGTCTTCCTCCTTGTTGCCCATCATGATGATGGCATCGCAGGCACCTTGCTTGCCTGTCTTGCTGTCCTTGAGCATGTGCATCAGAGGATAGCTCAGCTCGGCTGCGTCACCGCTGGTCTGGCTGGTCGCCAACCCTACGTGATCGTAGATGACCGCCATGTTCCGGCCCCAAGCATACATCGCTTCGAGCAGTTGGTCTGTCCGGGTGCCGCCGTTGCTCACGCCGTTGGTGAACTGGATGTTGTCGATCATGTCGTAGACAACCAGCATCGGCACGGTGTCTTTGATGAGTTCTTCAACCATCGCAGCCGACCAGCCGTGAATGTCCTTGACCTTGATGACGTGCTTGTTGCCGCCCATCAAGCATTCGTACTCAGTCCACAGCGTACCATCCGACTGCTTCTTGATGATCTCCGACATCGGAACGCCGAAGGCTGCCTGCACTACTCGCTTGAGGATTCGCTTACCCGGCCCCTCGTTGTTGAGCCATAGGATAATGCGTGGCTTCGGCTCAACAAGATCCCCGGCAGTGTCCATGCAGCGGGACATCCATTCGTCGTGCTGTGCCTTGTTGTACTCGGTGACCTGCGGCCCCATGTAGGTGATGTTGTCTGCGATGGCAGAGGTCTTGCCGCTGTCAGGCCGTGCTGCGAAGATGATAAAGTCACCGCCGCGCCATGGTCGCATGTACATTTGGAGACATGACCAGCGAGGTACGAGGCCTTCATTGTTCTGATCCTCAAGGAACAACTCTTCGTCCAGCTCGACGAACTCAAACTTCTTCGACGTGCCTTCCATTGCGATCTGATAGTGCTGGTAGATCGTGTTCAGCTCAGCCGCTGGATCAACGTCCTCGCCATCATGGTAACGATCCATGATCTCAGTGGTCTTGACCGCCAAGTCTGCCTGCAAGATCTGCTTGACGATGATCTTCTTGGCGAACTCGTTAGGTTCCTTCTCGGCCTGCTTGAACACAGCAGTCAAAATCGCCTTGGCCTCGTCGCCCAGCTTCGGCTTGCTCAGGAAGAACCACGTTTGGAACCCATCGCTGACCGGGATCGTCTCGCACTCTGCATCAAGCTTGAAGAACGAATCGTAGGCTTCAAGGATCGCATTGGTGTGTGCGTCAACCGACTTCGGGTTGACCATCCTCCGCAGTTGATAGAACTTCTTCCGCTCCTTCATTATCTGGAGCAGCGTGTGATCGAATGCCATCTAGGATTCCTCTGATCTCCCCGAAGCTGTATGCCTTGGGGTCTTTGTCTGTGACTATGGCGTGTGGTTCAATACCCACCAGTCGAAGTTGCTTTGTAATCGCACGTCGAGCCGCTTCTCCAGCGCCGTCAGGGTCGAACCAAAGTGCAACGGAAACATCTGATTGCGCGAGAAGTGCGAGCGTGTGCTGACCGAGGGCAGTGCCCATGACAGCGTACCCAACCGCCCCGCTTCTTCCAACCTTGAAGGCTGAGAGTATGTCTTCTGTAAGGCAGACGAGAGTGCCCACCTCAATTCGTCCGTAGAGTACATGGACACGATCTCTCGGAACTGACGAGCTGATGTACTTAGGTCTGCCGTCTTTGGGATACTCTGCATTACGGGCCTGCCAGAAGACCACCTTCCCGTCACTGTCCTTGACCGGCAGAACAACCCTCTGCGATCCCGCATGCCAATAAGCCCCGAGCTGTGCAATACGCTGCGCAGTGAGTCCGGCTTTGTAAAGCCACACTCTTGCAGCAGGCGTCCATGCGCTAAGGTCAGTGACTGCTGGGTACGGCGGCCTGACGTTGTATGAAAGTTCACGATCAAGTTTCTCCTGTTGCGCCTTCCGCTCTAAGCGTTCGCGCATCGACGGCTGTTCCTTTGGAACCCAACCTCTGGCGTGGCAGCGCCAGCACCATGCCGACCAGCTATCCACGTTGTGGTACACGACCAAGCTGGCATCTCCGCAGAGATGTCGCACCTTGTCCTTCGTGCCGACCGTCAAGGCTTGCGCCTGCTTCAGCCATTCGTCGGGGTGCATCATCTCTGAAGACATATCAGACCTCTATCAGTTAGCCAACCAGATCGGCCAGCAGTTCATCGGATGGATCTTTTACTTCCGGCTCGCTGGCCGGCGCTTCGCTCTCGCCCGCTGCGGCATTGCCCAGTGCAACGGCGATCTCGCTCGGCTCTTTCACTGGCTGGCTGATTCCGGTCAGGTCAGCGACCTTGACTGTGAACAGCTCGCACTCAAGACCGGAGCCGACCTGAACGCGCACCGAGTCCACGCCCTTGACATCGCCTCGGCCCAGCACTTCACCGGTGACTTCGCGCCGAGTGTCGCTCCGGCCAACCTTGAAGCTGACCGACCAGCCTTGAGCCACGTCGTTGACCAGTGCAGCGGCGGACAGTTGACCACGCAGCTCGACCAGCTCGGCTTGATCCTTGGCAACTCGGGCTTCGATCAGTGCAATACGGGATTCGATTTTGGAAGTTGGCATTGTGTAACCCTCTGAAATTATGGCGGCCATATTTGGGCCTTGAG